CACCAAGCTGCGTAAAGATAGTTGATATGGGGCCGGTATTCAGGGGGATGCACCATCGAGTTTCATGGAAGCACACGACGCCGTGCATATTGGATGAGTCATTTAAAAAATGAAAAAGAAAACTCCACCGCCGCCAGAGCCTGATCTCCAAGGCAAGATCCGCGAAGCCGAGTTTAAAAACATCCTTCAAAAACTAAAGGATGGGAAGACCCTGACGGCACGTGAATCTAAGATCGCTTCCGAGTTTGCAGCGCAGCGGGACGGGAAGAACAAGCCGCTGACGCAACAGGAAGTTGCTAGGGCTTGGGGGATGACGCAGCCGAACGTGCATAAAATGGTGAAGGCGGGAATGCCGCTGACATCCATTGAGGCCGCAGAGGAATGGAGAAAGGAATGGCTGAAGACCCACGGGCGGGGAGACACCGCACCGGAAAGCATACAGGAGGCAAAGCTAAGGAAGACTTTACTGGAATGCGAGAAGATCGAATTTTCACTTTCGGTTGATCGTGACGAATATGTAAAGCGAACCGAGATCCGCGAAGCCGGTATCCGCATCGGCGCGATATTCAGCGCCAAGCTCGCGGCATTGGTCAACGATGCGTCGGGAGCATTGGCAGGACTCGACGAAGCGAGCTTGAGAAAGAAGTTGCACGAGCGCACGCAAACTATCTTGGCCGAGATCCGTAACGAACTTGAGAAGGTATGACTAGTTAAAAACAGGCTTGATCTAATGACAAAAAAAGAACTCTGGAAAATTTACTCAAAACGCAATCCTTCATTCGATAGTGAAAAAGGAAACGTAACGCTGTCCGCCGCCGGCCTTCGCAAGATGTTTGAAACGACATGGGAAGTTGCCATGTATGACGGAGAAGAGGAACCGACATCTAAACAACCAGCGTCTGGGAATATCGACGCGCTCAAGCAAATTTTTGGAATGCGATGACCCCACTCGCACAAGGCATCCGCGACGGGATCAAACTTGCATTTGACGGAACGATACTGGACTGGGCAAGCGATCACGTTAGTTTCCCAAACTCAGACCGCGCTTCGCGCTTCGATCCTTCGGTGGCGCCTTGGCTCAACGCGCCGCTGTTGGCCGCAAGCGACGACGAAACGACGCAGGTCTTTCTTCGCGCACCGACAGGGGGCGGGAAAACGACGATGATGGAAACTTTGGCTTGTTTCATCGTTGCTCAGAAGCCTGGGCCTACGTTGTTCGTAGGTCAGACTGATGACATGGTGAAAGATTGGACAGAGTCGCGTTTGCTTCCCATCTTCAACGAATGCCAGCCGGTCAAAGACCTATTCCCAGAAGACCGGCACGCCTTGCGCAAGACAACGATTCTCTTTCCGCACATGGTATTGTTCGCAGGCGGAGCGAACATGACCAACCTTCAAGAAAAGTCGATGCGCTATTGCATCGGCGACGAAGTCTGGAGATGGAAAGGCGGCATGATAAAGGAACTCAAGGCCCGACATCACGACAGATGGAACCGGAAAACGCTCCTCGTATCGCAAGGATGGGACGCTGGGCATGAGGCAGACGCCGAATGGGACAGCGGAACGCGGGAAGTCTGGGGTTGGACTTGTTCCCATTGCGGGAACTGGCAGCGGTATCTGTTCGATCAGATCGAATACACGTCCGAACGCGACGAGAAGGGCGGTATTCTTTGGGATAAAGTGCAGGATTCCGTGCGAATGAAGTGCGAGCATTGCGAGACGCGCTACAAAGACGACGCAAGCACTCGACGAAACCTTGCAAATTCTGCAACTTACAGCGCACTCAACCCGCATCCGGTTCGCGGGCATCGCTCGTTTGAGTATCCAGCCTACGCAGTCTGGTGGATACCGTGGTTCAGCATAGTCAAGGAATGGATCGAAGCCAACGAAGCCAAGAGCAGCGGCAACCTGGAGCCGCTCAAACAATTTATTCAAAAACGCAAGGCGCAGACTTGGCAGGACGAAGTCACAAGCGATCTGCCGGAAATAACGACTGGCGACTATGCGAAGGCAGAATATCTCGAAGGGCAGAAAATCGACGGCGAGCATCGGCGCTTTATGTGCGTGGACAAGCAACGCGATCACTTCTGGTGCATCGTCCGCGCATTCCGAGTGGACGGCTCGTCAATGCTGCTGCACGAGTCGCGTCCGCTGACTTGGGAGACACTCGACGCTATTCAGCAACAGTTCGACATCATGCCGCGGTGCGTCGTAGTTGATGCCGGCTACGACACTCCGCTCGTTTACGAACAATGTGCTAGGCGTGGGTGGACGGCTTCGCACGGTTCGGGGCAGGACGGTTTTTATCATATCGACAACGGGCGCAGAACTAGGCGCTTTGTTTCCAAGATCGAAGGGGCGCAAGCCGGATCGGACGGACTCAAGTGCGCTTATTTCTTCTTCTCGAACGAAGGCATCAAGGACAAGCTCGCTTCACTCCGCCAGGCTGACGCCACGCCGAAGTGGGAAGTTGCGCGGGACGTGTCCGAAGACTATCGAAAGCAAATGTTGTCGGAGATGAAGAAGGACGTGACGAACTCCAAAACCAAGCAGGTCGAACAAAGATGGGTTCGCATCGGCGGACGCCCAAACCATCTTTGGGACTGCGAATGCATCGCGCTTGCGTCCGCTATGCTCGCAGGAGTTTTGCCGATAGGTGCGGAGAGCTAGTATCTAAGCGGCTTGGCAAGGGACAAAAAAAAAATCATTTTTTTCTTTTCAAAAATAAAAAAACAGAAGATATTCAAAACATCGAAAGGCAAGAAGCCCGACGAAGAAAACCTAAAAAGAAAAAATAAAATGAACCAAGAAATCAAAATCTTAAAAGCTGCAACACTCGGAACCATAGCATTCAAAGCTGGCAAAAAAAGAATCCCCGCACTCGACAAAAATCTTCTTTCTCTTTTTGCAGGCGAAATTGGCTCATCCATACCTCTCATGAAAGCATGGATTGCATCATGGGATGCTGCCAATCTTTCTTCATAACCCCAACCGGCGCGGGTTCAATCCCCGCGCCTTTTCTTTTTTTGACATATCTTACAAGTTACTTCCCGTCACGCCATCTGGCTGGCTTGCCATGCGCAACCTGACATTCTGAACTGACAGATGAAGCCTGGGGACGCCTAGGCGTAGGGTTCTTTTTTTGACATCGCCAACATTTAAATGGCGATGAACAAATCATTTTTTGGCCTGCCGCTTGCAACTCTGCAAGAATTGCAGAACGATTTTACGGCTTGCTTGAAAGCAATAGCCGTTGCAGGCGCGTCGTATAGCATCGCGGGGCGCTCGTTTACTCGCGCTAATCTTGCCGAGGTGGCACAGACCATCAAGGAATTGCAAGCGGCTCTTGACAACGCCAGCGGTTCGCGTATAAGGAGATTCACGCCGACCTTCCCGACGCAACGACCATGACGCAAGACATCATCACCAAAGCACTTTCTTTCGTCTCGCCCAAGGCCGCGTTGGATCGCATGGTCAACCAAGCGAAGCTACGCAACTTCGGACGCTTCGACTCAGCATTGACGAGCGAAAAGCGCGGGATCTCGCGCGGAGTTAGCGGTGGAGAAGATACCGCAGGAACTCGCGAAAGACTTTCGCTCATTCGAGCCGCTCGCGATCTTGCCGACAATTTTCCGCCTGTCCGTTCTCTCCTTCTTAAATTTGCAACCTACGTTTCGGGGCGCATCGCATACCAAGCCCGCACTGGAGATCATGAAGTCGATACTAAGATCGAAAAGTATTGGCAGAAGTGGTGCGACAACTGCGATTTCTTAGGCCGTCACAATTTCACAACGCTTTTACAGCTTGCAGTAACGGCAATGCTTCGCGATGGAGACTGCGGATTCATAATCGTTCGCGACGGCGAAGACCTAAAGTTGCAAAGCGTCGAAGCCGACCGCATCGGATCGCCTTACGACCGCACGGATACCGACAAATACATCGGCGGCATCAACGTAGACGAATATGGAAGACCCGTTTCATACACTATTTTCACGCGCACTATCAATAACCAGTATATTTCTCCTACTGATATTGTTGCAAAGGAGTTTATCCACTTGTTCGACGCAGCGCGACTTGATGAATACCGTGGGCGGTCTGCTTTCGCTACTGCGCTGAACGCAACTCGCGATCTGCAAGAAGCGATCAAGGCCGAGGTTCAAGCGATCAAGTACGCTTCGTATCAGTCTGGCGTGATAACGACCGAGAGCGGCGCCGCTGACGCTGGCGACTATTTCGCACGCGGCAACTCAAATGATCAAGGCCAAGTCGCACGACTTCAGTCGCTCGATCCTGGCACGGTCAATTATCTGACCGCCGGAGAGAAGATGGAGATGTTCAAGAGCGACCGCCCGACGGGCGCATTCGGAGAATTTATCCGGCTCATCCAAGCTCACATTTGCATGAGCGTTGGGTTACCCTACGGCTTCGCTTTCGATGCCGACAAGTCGGGGCCAATGGCTCGCATGGAAGCGGCAATGGCAGAGCGCACGTTCCTGCGGTGGCGTGGACTTCTCGAAGGTCAATTTCTTAACAGGATAAAAAATATTATCTTGCTCGACGCCGCCGCACGCGGACTCGTTCCAGATTCCGAATTTTTACTCGATGGTCGCTGGTGTTGGCCTGCCAAAGTTTCGATTGACTACGGACGCGAAGCCAATGCCGACATCAACTTGTGGAAGGCAGGACTGAAAACGGCGGGTCAAATTTACTCCGATATGGGGGAAGATTACGAAGAAGCACTTCGCGCACGGGCGAAGGAAAGCGCTATGATCGTATCGCTTGCAAACGAGATGGACATTCCTGCGGAATACATCTCGGATTCCATCATTCCCATTCAGTCCGCCGCGCCTATTGCAGCGCCTATCGTGCAAGAAGAGCCACAGCCAGAGCCAATACAGACAGAGCAACCCAAGCAAGTTGATCTTGCAGACGAGAACAAGCCAAGCAAAGGCATGGTCGAAGAAGCCTTGAAAGGCTTAGCTTGGCGTGAAGAATACAACCGAGGCGGAACAGCCGTAGGCGTTGCACGCGCTCGCGATATTTCCAACGGCAAGAACTTGTCCGACGATACCGTCAAGCGGATGCATTCGTTTTTCTCGCGTCACGAAGTTGATAAAAAGGGGCAGGGTTTTCAACAAGGGGAAGATGGCTTCCCGTCCGCAGGCCGCATCGCTTGGGCATTGTGGGGTGGAGACGCAGGGCAGACTTGGGCCGCTGATAAAGTCAAAGGAATGCAGGCATCCGCACCAGAAACCAAGAAGGTCACTCTCGCCGTTCGCGATTCTTTCGGGCGCATCACAGCACTTGAGGCAAAACACGAACTCGTTATGCCGACTCCAGAAAAAGACGAAGAGCAAGATGACTTCATAGGCCGTTGCATGGTGAGCGGAACGATGACGAGCGAATATCCAGACGAGAGCCAGCGCGTTGCCGTTTGCTCCACACAATGGGAGAAAAAATAAATGATAACACAAGGCATCGCACTTGAAGCTAAACGCGCGCTGATCTCAGGCGTCCACCAACCTGGAGATGACTACCGCATCGCTTTCTATTCGGCATCGGCAAAGGTCGGGCCGCAAACTAAAGCCTACGTTTCCGAAGGCGAGATCAAAGGCAAAGGCTATAAGGCCGGCGGCGTCAAGCTCAAGGGGTTCAAGACCGGCAGCATCGGTAAGAATGCCTTTATGACATTTGATGATGTTGAACTAAAGAATGCAACATTCAGCGTATCGGGCGCGATGGTTTATAATGCCAGCAAGGGCAACGCAACCTTGTGCGTCCTCAACCTCGGCGGCGAGCGTCATGTATTCGATGGCGCATTTGAACTCAAATTTCCAAAGCCAACCGAAACCAACGCTTTGATCTTACTCGCTTAAATATGAAACCAAGCCAACCCATCATTATCGACGGAGAGACCTACGATCTCTATACGCTCAATTTAGCAGTCACTTCAAAGTATCTTGGCAACGGCGGAGAAGATGCCAGCATCGCAATGCGCCTTGTGCCGACGCGAATAGATAACGGCCAAGTCATAACATCGGACGCCGAAGCTCGTGGACTCTCTATCGGAACACTTGAAGGGGCGGACGCAGTAACAACACAAACCGCGCTTTCAATTCAAGCCGCGCTCCAAACATTTATCGACGCGAAAGGACTCTAAGCGATGGCCGACGTTCGAGCATTTCGCAGCGGAAACTGGTCAGACACAACAGCAACCTCTCCGTGGTGGAATGGCACGGCTATTTTTGCACCAGCGGCGGGGGACAACGTGTATGCTAACACGTTCACAATCACAGTTGATATATCTGCAACTTGTGCAAGCATCACAAATTTGGGCGCAACAAGTAGGGCGTGGAAGGATGGAGGGACTGCGACAGCCACAGCAGGCGGAACGTATCCGCTATCAAACGGAATTACATTAACTGCAAATTTAAACTCAGGTCAAACTGCACTAAGCCTTGCGACTTTATCTGGAACAGCTTCTGCCTCTATAGTTGGAAATGTCAGCAATGCAAATCAAGCAGGATCTACGGCAATTGCTATTACGTGTTCAACAAGCGGAACGCTTACAATAACTGGCAATATTACTGGGGGAGGTTTGAGCGTTACTGGAACTGGTGTAACAAATACATCCACAGGCACAATAAATGTAACAGGAAATGTTTTAGGCCTAGCAGCGGTCGCGTTAAACAATAATTCGACAGGAACAATATCAGTAACGGGAAATGTCACAGCAGGGTCTGCAGCATCTGGAGCAAACAACGCATCAACTGGAATATTCACCATTATTGGAGATATTACTGCAACAAACGGTGCAAACGGGTTTACCTCATCAAACTCAGGAGCGATAAATCGTCTATCTGGATCGTTTATAAATGCAGCAAATGGATATTCCGCAATTTACGCTGTCAAGCATTTTTTAAATACTTCACCAATAGCAGCAAAAACACGCTACGCTTTAAACGGATCGAGCACATATCTGGATATGTTCACCGCCGATAACTCTCTAGGGCAGGCTAGCATTTCGGACGTTCGATTTGGAACGGTCTACGCAAGCGGGGCATTGACCGGCGTTGCATATATTCCATCAGCAGGATCAGTTGCGGCAGGTGTTCCGGTCGATAACACGGTTGGAACGGCAACGCTCACCGCCGCTAATATTCGCGCTGCTCTAGGAATGACGAGCGCAAATTTAGATACTCAATTTGCAGCAATTCCGACTGCAATAACAAATGCTGCCGCCGTAAGGACTAATCTAGCAACCGAACTCGGACGTATAGATGCGACAATTTCAAGTCGTTCAACGTTGACCGCAGCAAATGTTCGCACCGAACTCACTCCAGAACTTACGCAAGTTACCGAGGTTCACAAGATACACGGGCTTGACATTGCAAATGCTCTCACAGTCACGCCAACGCTCCGATCAGCGGGCGCGATAACTCAGGCGATCACCGGCGACGGAACGACAAGCACGATAGTCACGCGAGTCTAACGCATGATCGCTTCCCTGCTCATCGCAACGCAGGGCTTACTTCCAAGCCCAACGCCGCTTTCAATCGGCGTGCAGGGCTTGCTTTATATTCCAGTTGCGCCGCCTATCACGCCAACCGATCTCCCTGGAGGTGGAGGACGACGTGACGAGCGAAAGGTGACGCTTTACGCTCTCGGCAATCGGCTAAGATACTCGGTCGCGAGCGTCGATATTTGCGCAGGGTCGCGGATAAATGTAACAGGCAACGTATTCAATTCTTGCACGTCCGACGCCGCGCTTTCGATCAACGCGAGCACAACAGCCAAGGGCAACCGAAACCATACCGGCACGGGCAGCGCAGGAGTCTCGATATCGTCCACGTTCGACGTTGTCGGATGCGAAGAAGAAAACGAGCTTGAGGTTTATTTGATGGCACAAGCCGCGATGGAATTGATGGACAGCATTTGACATCCGCGCCTTCGCATGGATGTCATCGAAGGCGTTTCAATTATTTCAATCGGCGAAGCAAAAGGCCACGGGCTATACGTTGACGAGCAAACCTTGATGGAAGTCAAGGCGTGCGCTGAGTCATATAAAGGCGGCGTGAAGGTCAACCTCGACCACGGCGCAGGCATTAAGGACATCGTCGGATTCGTAAACAATTTCCGCATCGTCGGATCGCAACTCTTGGGCGATCTCAACCTTCTTCAAACATCGCCCATGCGTGATTACGTCTTGGAGATTTCAAACAAACTCCCAGATACATTTGGAATCAGCATCGCTTTCAGCGGCCCGATCCGTGAAGTGAATGGAATGGACTTTGCAAGTTGCACCGAGCTTTACAGCGCCGATCTCGTGCAAACACCAGCCGCAAATGCGACCGGGCTTTTCAGTTTTACCGCCAAGCAAGTTGACAAATTTTTCCAACAAATGCCCGAAGACACCGCAACACCAGAAATGCCCGAAGATTCGGGAGAATCCGAAGTAACAATCGTTGATCTTTCCAAGCGCATGAGCGCTCTTGAAGAAGCCTTCGGAATGATCAAAACAAAAATGGAAGCAA